ATACAGAGCGGTTGCGAACGTCTACATCCTTGAAGGGATTAGATTCTACGTCTCGTTTGCTTGCTCTTTCGCCTTTGGTGAACTTAAATTACTGGAGGGATCTGCTAAGATCATCGGACTGATCGCTAGAGATGAATCACAGCACATGACTATCACCCAGAATATTCTTAACAAGTGGCGTGATGGTGATGATCCTGAAATGGTAGAGATTGCCAAGCAGGAAGAGGAGAATGTTTATCAGATGTTCCGTGATTGCGTAGAAGAAGAAAAATCTTGGGCAGAATACCTGTTCAAAGATGGTTCTATTATCGGACTCAATGATAAACTTCTGCAAAAATATGTTGAATGGACTGCTAATCGTCGTTTAAAATCTATTGGGATGAAAGCAATCTTTGACACTCCTATCAGCAACAATCCTCTTCCATGGACAGCACATTGGTTATCCTCTAAGGGTATGCAAGTGGCACCACAAGAGACAGAAGTAGAATCTTACCTTATCGGGAGCATTAAACAAGATGTTAAAAAGGATACGTTCGCTGGTTTCCAGCTATGACGAAAGATTCTTTGCCTGGTTGGAAGGTAAGAGCTCTACAGGATCCAAAAGTGACAGACAAACAAGCACAGATAATCATGCACGGACCAAAGTGTCTGACAGACGCATGGTTTCTCCAAGCAATGAAGTTCAAATACCAGATCCATGGGATTAATAATTGATGATCTTGCGAAAATTATTCGTAAGCATCAGAGGTCTCTACCAAACGTAGAGAAACTTGATGTTGATGACGAATTTCGTAAAGTGTTTAAGGAAACTGAAGATGGAAATTTAACAATTGAAAATGATATGTACATATGCACTGGATTACGCAAGGTGCATATGGAAATTGCTAGTCTAGGACCACTTGATATTTTGCATTGCATATGGTATCCAGACCCTGAGTTTGATTTGCCTATTTTTGGTGCAGATATCGTAGCTAATAAGAAGATGGTTAGTGCTGCCATCACAGACATCTCTCCAGTTGATGGCATTGGTCATCCAGTCTATGATGACATTGCTGATATCAGTAGATACTATGGTTTCAGGCATAGTAGAGACATGCCTATATGGGGTGACATCTTCTCTCCCTATTGTAAGTTTGCTAGATTAGAAACTGAAGAGGAACTAGAGACATTCTGCCATGTTGTCAATGAATATTTGGACTCATTTGTTGGTGCAGTCTGGAAAGCAAACATTGATTATGACAGAGCAGAGCAGAGATACAATGCACAGATAGATTACTGTGAAAATCAGAAGAGAAATGACAAGACTAGAAAAATTCTAGAGAAATACTTTGGAGAAAGGTGGGCAGATTTGTATATCAATGAAGTCCTTTTTGACGTACCCTAAATACTGGAGATGACATTATGAAAGTGTGGAAGAGAGTTACCCAAACCCTTGGAGATATATGGAGTCCCCTTTTGATGGGAGTCTTATTGGGGACAACTGGGGTTTTGTTTATGAAATTACCAATCTCGTCAACCAACGACGCTACATTGGAAGAAAGTATTTTTGGCAAAAAAGGAAACCAAAAGGAGCTAAACGTAGAGTCACTTCCGAGAGTGACTGGAAGCGGTATTATGGGTCATGTCCAGAACTCAAGGACGACATCAAAAAATTCGGTAAAGAAAATTTTAGTAGAACCATACTCTCCCTACACGGGACACCAGGAAGGGTCAACTATGAAGAAACAAGACAACTTTTTCTTCACGACGTTCTGACAAAAGCCTTGACAGACGGCACCCCTGCCTACTATAATTCAAACATCCTCGGACGTTACTACAGGAAAGACTATTTTGATTCTGGAAATGCTACTGGCACTGACGCCTGCTGACTATGCTCACCTTGCTAAGGTGGTCAAAGTAGAAGCAGCACCCAATACCATGGATGAATACTGTGTTGCAGTCTCTGTTCTAAATAGGGTGAACTCACCTAGATTTCCCAACACTGTTTCTGGTGTAGTATATGCACCTGGACAGTATGAGGGGTTGTGGCGTAACAGACCTGTAGTAGACTGGGGGTTGGTCCAGAGACTACAAGATAGGTCTAAGATGATCTCTGCATATAGCATCATTGGAGACAGGACAGACTTTAAAGGACAGAGTATGCTACGTTATCGGGTAGCATCGCAAGATCCCATGTGTGATTCTAGAGGTAACTTCTATCATTATTATTGGCAATCATGATTTATCAAGTATTCAACTATAACTTCTTTGCTCAGTTTCAAGCAGTCAACAAAAATGAATTGGTAGAAGAGCTAAACAAAGAAGTTGTAGTTGGTGCTAATGATTATGATTGGGCATCTAAATGTGATGTCTCTACAAAGAGATTAAACACTGATAAGTATGCTGAGTTATTGCAACCAAACATCGACAAATTTTTTGAAACTCTCCAACGAAAAGTTAATTATGTTGTTGATGAAGCATGGTTAAATACATATAAGAAAGGTTCTTTCCAAGAGATACATGATCATGTCCCATCTGACATTTCATGTGTATTTTTTCTAAACCATGGAAAAGATTTTTCTGAGTTTTACTTTAGAGATAGGCACAGTTCTGATGTCTCATTTAAACTGAGACAAACTTTAGGTTTTGCAGACCTATGGACTCCACAAATTAGGGCAGGAGATATGCTATTCTTCCCTTCTAACATTCTTCATGGAGTTACGAAACACAACAGTGATACGTTGAGAAAAACGCTATCATATGATATAATTATCGAATGACTCGCTAGCTCAGATGGATAGAGCAACTGCCTTCTAAGCAGTCGGTCGAAGGTTCGAGTCCTTCGCGAGTCGCCTTGTCGGCATGGCGGAATTGGTAGACGCGCTGGGTTTAGGTTCCAGTGTCTTTATGACGTGGAGGTTCAAGTCCTCTTGCCGACACTCAGGGTGAATAGCTCAGCGGTAGAGCATCTCCTTTACACGGAGGCGGTCGGGGGTTCGATCCCCTCTTCACCCATCACTTCACAGAGAGGTTAAATGCTGAATAATGTTGACGGCAAGATGCAAGATGTGTCGCAAAGAATTGACAAGCACTAGCAAGGTTCAGTTCTGCGGTTGCCCTAATCAGATGAGGGTAGTCGATGACACGATTGGTGCAATTGATTTAGATCAAGTTGTGTTAGTCAATCATGAAAAAAATATTAAATATAACGGAATTCTGTCAGAAAGTGACCTAAAATACCAGGAGGACAGACGCAAACGTAAAGTCCGACGCATCACTTTTGAGGAACGCTAATGATTAACCTAGACGAACGCTTTCACAGCTATCTACACACTGACAAATGCTTTGTAATTGATGGAGCATGTGAAAAAGTTAAGGGTTATGGATTCGAGTGTGATAATATTAGCATCACTGGATACTATGTGTTGACAACTAACTACAAGTTGCACTATAATTTAGAAGAAAAATTCCTCTGGAAAGAGGATCTAGTCGGGGCGTAGCTCAGTTTGGTAGAGCAGGCGCTTTGGGAGCGTCAGGCCGTAGGTTCAAATCCTATCGCCCCGATGGTTACTATATACTTAACCTGATATTTTGTCATGCAAATTTTCTTAGACACCGCTGATTATAAAGAGATTAAAGACCGTTATGAGACTGGTCTAGTCGCTGGTATTACTACAAATCCAACACTAGTTCGTAAGTCTGGTGTTTCATATCATGAATTCATCACTCGTCTCTCTAGAGACTTTGATTTTGTGAGTATTTCAGCAGAAGTCAATGGAAATACTGCTGATGAGATGCTTGAAAACGCTCGTCAGTATACTGCTATTGGTGAGGAAGTTACAATCAAACTTCCTCTCACTAAAGAAGGTCTTATTGCTTGTAAGATTCTTTCTGAGCAAGGAATTAAGACTAATGTAACTCTGTGTTTCTCTGCTGCTCAAGCAGCAATGGCAGCACTAGCAGGTGCAACATACATCTCTCCTTTTGTTGGAAGATGTAATGATAATTCTATCAGTGGTGTTGAATTGATCCGTGCAATCTCTGGATTGTATAGCGTTCAGAACTGTAAGACTCAGATTCTTGCAGCATCTCTGCGTGATGTACACCACGTTTCAAGATGTTTCCTTTATGGTGCTAGTGTAGCAACACTGCCTACTAAAGTATTTGACAAGATGTATAATCATGTCTTGACAGACGCTGGTCTGGCAATCTTTGAAGAAGACTTTAAGCAACTAAAAGCATGATCACAATCTATTCAAAACCTGGATGTCCTTACTGTGTAAAGATTAAAAAGGTTATGGAGTTGGAAGAATTACAACACGTATCATACGAACTCAATCGAGACTTTACACGAGAAGAGTTCTATGCTAAATTCGGAGATGGGGCAACGTTCCCACAAGTTATGCTTGACGATCTACACTTAGGTGGTTGTCAAGAATCTATTAAACATATGCAACGGGAGAAAATCTGCTGTCAGGTATGATTGAAGTAACATTTGAAGAGTTTGAAAAAAACTTTGATTCGTATATGGATCGCATCGAACAAAAAGGAGAAGAGTTTCTAGTTCGTAAACCAGATGGCACAGCAGTTGTTGCTGTTCCTATGACAGATGAACTAGAAGCATTGTATAAAGATCATAATGAGGCGTGTTAATGATTGAAGCTATACTGAAGAATGAACTTTACATGGGTTACATCTTCGGTATTATGATTTTGGGTGGTTTTATCCGTGAACATAGTGCTTTAGAAGATGTATATTCATTAGCAAAAAAATATGTCAAGGATAATCGTGTCCTTGTTATTATCACCT